CTCTTAGGTTCTTCTTTCGAAGACCGGACTTACTCGGTTCCCCAAGAAATCAGAATCTTTCTCGTTATGATAGAGAGAGAACTAACTGATGAGTCATCCATTCTGTGGAAGTAACTGTCCACGAGAATCATTCATGATCCCCGGTAATCAAAAGCCCCCTAGAAGAGTCATCAACTTGGACAGGAACGAGGTGAGATGTTTGGCCTATGTGTTATTACCACGTAATTATGGTAATATAATATGCTATGAATGAACCCGGGTTCATTTTCAATTACTTAAAATGAAAAGAATACTCAAATTATCAAAATCCATAATTTCTTGGATTTCGAGATTTTGGTTTCCTTCCATTGACAGTAATCTATCTTCAAAACTAACTTCAGAATATCTGAACTTGGTAGAGAAGATGGTCAAATCTAATGGGAAGTATTATGCAATTCAGAGAATTAAACTCTGGAGATTGCTCTATACTCGTAAACTCTGTGGTCAACCACTCAAATCTTACCCCGACATTGTTGGGATAGATAAGGATGGATTTCCAAAGAAGTTACACTTCTTGAAAGAAGTCGCATTACAATTTGATAAACCTCAGAATGTAAGATTTATTCTTACACTCCTTTCCATATCAAGGGCAATCCCCGTAACTCGTGAGCCTGACTTCTCAACAATAACCGCACCTTATAAGGGAGTTAAACCTCCTTTAGAGGTTATCCCAGATGAATTTATTGTTAAATTCTGTAAGGATAGGTGGTTGAGAGTCTATCCAGAGGACTACCGAAGTGGAAAAGATCTTAAACTTAATTTCTTTTCAACTAAGGCTGGTCCAATGGGAGCAGCTACTAGTAGCGCCTTTGAATATATTCCGTTGTTAACGGAACATATAAAGGGTGCAATTGGTTCACTAATCGGTGATTCATTTATCATGCGATTATGTGACATCGAGTATGGGTTATTACCGAAGATAGGTAAGGGACTATTCACACCAAAGAAGAAATCCTTTGGAGAATGTCTCCGACGTCTGTCTATCGTTAATGATCCAGAAGGGAAGGCAAGAGTGATTGCGATCTTAGATTACTATTCACAAGTCTCTTTAAAGAGTCTTCATGATGGTATCTATGAGGCTCTTCGGGAAATACCCGAAGACCGAACTTTCTCCCAAGATCCTAAGTTGGATCCTAGAGAAGGTCATCACTTTCACTCACTTGATTTAACAGCGGCCACAGATCGCTTTCCTAGAGAACTTACTGCTCGCCTGATTGATCAGGTTTGGAGTAAGAACAAAGGGAGAGCGTGGAGTGTCTTAATGACCAAAGAGCCGTTCCTTACACCGAAAGGTGATAAGGTTACGTATTCTGTTGGTCAGCCAATGGGAGCATATAGCTCTTGGGCTGCATTTGCATTAAGCCATCATTTAATAGTTCAATACGCTGCATTCTTGGCAGGAGTTTATCCTTTCAAGGGCTACATTCTTCTAGGAGATGACATTGTCATCAACCATGATGAAGTAGCAGCGCAGTACGTAAAGATTATGAATGATCTTGGAGTCGACATCTCTCCAATGAAGACACATGTATCGAAAGATACATATGAATTCGCGAAGAGATGGTTCCATCGTGGAATTGAGGTAACCGGAGTACAACTCCGGGGATTCATATCAGAGATTAAATCTCCTTTATTAATCCTCTCTCATGTGCAAAATATGTACATGAAAGGCCAGATTCCACGACTTCCGTGTAAATCTCCCGATCTGGTTATGGGATTATACCATCAGCTTTCTATAGATAAAATCTTCTCAAGAAAGACAAAACGTTGTAGCTTTGTTCTTTCAGCGAGAAAGATCTCGTCTATCAGAAACAATATCGTCAGTATCATTACAGTTCAGTCTCTAGTTAAGTCATTTAATTATGACAAAGCTAGGGCTTTCCTGATTGATATCGGCTACTCGGGGCATATTTGCCTCGATGTAACAATCCTAGAGAAGTTATTCTCCAGGGTTACAGGTGTAGCACTTGGCGATACTGCAGCTGATACTATCAAAGGCCTTCTTCAGACTACTAGTAACTTTAACAAGCAACTAGAGTCTAAATGGGCCTCGGTAGATCCCATATACAAGATTGATTGGAACACCTATTCGTATATCCCAGTTTATTGGGGCTTGTTGCGTGACATTATGTCACAATCAAAAGCTAATAAACTGTTCGATAACATGAATGGTGTAGCTGAGACAATTGCACAAGTACTTGTGCCCGCTTCGGAATCAGCTTTCTCGGAGAGAAAGAAGGTTCTGATGGCAAGGGGTTATCATAAACTTACGAGATCTTTAATCAAATATATGATTGAAGATCCAGAGGTTAAGATGGAGCTTGGTAAATCAACCAAGCTCGCCCTGTCGTGGTCGGAAGCGTCCGCGGACTTCAAACTCTTGGGAATGAGTCCAAAGGATCGCCATTATCTCGAACTCCAACGATACCAAGCACAGTGCTTAGCTTAAGCACATGTGAGGTATCAAAAGGGACCGTCAAAATTGGAACTGTGATCAACAGTTCTGAGGGTAGATGGTCACCGCTCTATTGTTAGAGCAAGGTGGG